GTTACGAAGTGCACACCTTACTTGGATTCATCTAAGATAATTCTGAGAAAGTTGTGGACAGCGAAAATAAATGTGGAGAAGGGTGAGTGTGGTGGTATTAATGTAGCACTTGTTCCTCAATGTCCTCGTAAGATAGTTGGAATGGTGTCAGCCACTTTCAAGAATAGACCTGAGGGTTTGTTTCAGGTTATTTCGCAGGAGATGATAGAACCATTGATAGCGAAATTCCCGCAACAAATCATAGATGAAGGTCTTGAAAGTAAAATGGAACTCTTAAAGTTGCGCGAGGTCCAGGTTGATGAACGTGGTGATTTCGGCCTTGGGAATATTGAGGTACTGGAACAGTATAAGATCCGTCGTGTTGGCTCTGCTCGAGGTACTCGTATTCGACCTTCACCTTTGTTTGATCAGATTTTTCCCCATCAGACCGAACCAAGTGTGTTGTTCAAAACCGACCCCCGAATGGATGAACCGATAGATCCTTTGCTTAACGGTATTAAGAAATATGGATCATATCACCGTCCACTACCCCCAAAGGCATTGGAAGAGGCTTATTTATCTCTTGAGCAAGAGATTCTTCTTTTTAAACCTTTAAGACCGAGAGTTGGTGTTCTCTCTGATGCAGTCGCGATTAATGGTCTGCCGATTAAACACTACGATCGTATAGATATGAAATCCTCTCCTGGGATTCCGTATGTATACAGTCGTCCACCAAATGAGAGCGGCAAGGCCTATTTGTTCGATATCGCTCCTGACGGTACTGCTGGAATCGCAAGTAACCTCTTACAAAATGAGATTAATGCTAGATTGGCCGCTTACTCGAAGGGTGAACGATATCCCTCAATTTGGACTAACTGCTTGAAGGATGAGAGGCGTAGTCTTGAAAAGATTCGTACTGGCAATACGAGAACTTTCATTATGGCGCCTGTAGATTTTACGATCGTCGTTAGAAAATATTTTTTGGATTTTTGCGCGGCGTTTATCGACAATCGAGTTCATTCGTTTCATGCTGTTGGCATTAATGCAGACAGTAGTGAGTGGACAATGTTGTTTATGATGCTTGAAGCGATATCTGATGTGGGTTTCGATGGCGATTATAAAAACTACGACGGGTTTCTTTTTGCTGTGGTTATGGACTACTTTACACGAGTAGTAAATGCCTGGTATAATGATGGACCCGTAGCTGCTTTGATCCGCAGAGTGATCATGGATGAAGTCATTCATACTTATTCGGCGTATTGTGTTTACATAATTATGAAAAACCATGGGATGCCTTCTGGTTGTCCTTTTACGGCTATTCTTAATTCGTTTGGCAATTCGCTGATAATACGAACTGGCTACCTCTGTTTGACCTTTGAGGCCAAAGCGCTTGGAGTTGCGACTCGGGCTGATTGTTCGATGGACTCGTACAGAAAGAATGTGAAAGAAGAAACCTTTGGTGACGATCACGTGAATGCTGTTACACGTAGAGTCCTTGAGTGGTTTAATCAAAATACTTATTCC